GAATGGCCTTAACCAGCCTGAACTGGCGGTAACTGGTCGAGCGCAACCGAGATTAGAAACTGTGTGGCCTGATCATGCCGGGTCGTTCATTGATGGTGTTAGGGAATTTGCTAGTCAGTATCTGCAGGTTGAGTTAATGGAGTGGCAAATACGCGCGTTGCAAGGTCAACTGCTTTTTGATGAGCAACAGGATTTAGTTAACAGGGTTTCGCTTGTTTCTACCGCTCGACAAAACGGTAAGACCGTTGCGCTAATGGCGCTCGTCGGCTGGTGGCTTACTGAGATGCCTAAAGTGCGTGGCGTTAAACAAACTGTGTTAACTGTCGCTCACAGACTCGACTTGGCCGTAATGCTCTTTGATAATTTGTCGCCGATTTTAAACAAATATTTTGACGCATATTTGATGAAGTCTTACGGCCGTAACTCGGTCACAATGCCTGACGGGTCTAAATGGTTTGTGCGTGCTGCAAATAATTCTGTGGGTCACGGTATGTCATGTGATCTGATTGTGGCTGACGAAATGTGGGACATTGGGCGCGATGTTGTTGACGGTGGTTTGATACCAGCGCAACGCGCTAAACGATCACCGTTGTTATCGCTGTGGTCTACCGCTGGCACTGAAGCAAGTACCGCAATGTTGAAATGGCGTGAGCAGGGTTTGCGCGCTATCGACACAGGCCACACAAGTAGTTTCTATTTTGCTGAATGGTCGCCACCGCCTGACATGTCACCGTTAGACCCGGCGTCGTGGGCTTGGTCAAACCCTGCACTCGGTACGACACTGACAATGAAAACTATTGAGGCTGAGTCCGAGAACCCTGATCGTGCATCGTTTTTGCGCGCCAGTTGCAATCTGTGGGTAGCCAGCGACAAGGCATGGATACAGCCGGGCGTGTGGCCACAGTTGCTTTACAGCGAGCCGATACCTGACGGTGGCACAGTCGCTATTGAGTGCTCGCTAGATGACGCACGCTACTTTGGTGTTAGGTGTGTTGTGTTGCCTGATCATCGCACCGTTGCCACAGTCGAGTTTGTGGTGGATACTTTTGAGCAAGTTATGGCCGAGGTTGATCGACTGTGCAACACTGGCGCTGTACGGTTTGCCATTACGCCGACAATAGATTTGCATTGGCCTGTTGCGTTAGAGCGTAAACGGATAGTGGTTGGCTACGGCGAGATACTTAAATTTACGCCACGCATTAAAGCCATGATTGGCGAAAAACTTATTTTGCACACTGGCGAGCAGATGTTGGCTGAGCATGTGCAGCGCGCGGTAGCGGTCAGGTCACAAAACAGCATTGCGCTATCTAGTCAAAGATCGCCCGGCCCTATCGAGTTGGCACGCTGTTTGGTGTGGGCTGGAGCGCTCGCATCACGGCCAACATCAAGCGGTAAACCAATGATTGTTGTTGCTAGTCGCTAATGTAGTTGTCGGGTGGCTGGTCGTTTCCTGCTTTCTCGGTCGTTTGCGACCAGCACCTAATACACCACGCGCAACAAGTTAGGTGGCATACTTAAAACATGGCACGCACTTTGATTGAATTTATTGGCGACAATATTCGCGCACAAAAATCTGTGCCGAGTAAAGCGGCCGCCGCTGGCGGTATGTATCAAAGTATAGGCAACAACGGCGCTGGCATGATCGGTCAGTACTACACCTATGTTGAGGGTGACGCTCGTAATCGTGCAATTAGTGTGCCGACAATTAGTCGAGCGCGCGATCTGATGGCCTCAGTCCTCGGCTGCATGTCGCTAAAAATGTATTCGGAATTGTGGAACGGTGACGACATGGAAAAAATTCCGCTCGCTCCGCGCACTTGGCTACGCAAAATTGACCCACAGTTGCCAAATAATTTTATTATGTCGTGGACATTTGACGATCTGTTTTTTTACGGCCGCGCATTTTGGTACATAACATCACGCACTGCTGACGGCTTTCCTGCATCGTTTACTCGACTACCTGCAGCAATGGTGCAGACATTAGATCAGGCTGGCCCTGTGTGGTTTGCACCGTCAAAACAAATTATGTTTAATGGCGCTGAACTTGATTACAACGATGTTGTGCAATTCTTGTCGCCGATACAAGGCATTATTTACATGTCAACAACGGCAGTTGGTACGGCGTTAAAACTTGAAAAAGCCCGTTACCGCAACGCCACAAGCCCGATTGCGTCTGGTACTTTGCGTCAAGTTGGTGGCGAACCACTAAGCGCACAAGAATTAGCGGACATGGCAGCGTCATTTGACGCAGCGCGCGAGTCAGGCGCAGGCACTGCAGCGCTTAACGAATTTGTGACTTACACCGAGACACAAACAAGCCCTGACAAAATGTTGTTAATTGAGTCGGCAGAATTCCAGTCAAAAGACCTCGCACGCCTCTGCAATGTGCCTTTATATTTATGCGGAATTTCAACGGGCTCGTACGCTTATACGACAAGCGCTGAGGCGCGCATGGACTTGTGGACATTTGGTGTCAAGGCCTACGCCGAGTGCATTGCCAGCACTTTAAGCATGAACAACGTGCTACCTAACGGCACTTATGTTGAGTTTGATGTTGAGAAATATTTGTCAGGCGAATACGCGATGGGTGATTTAAGAGAAACACAAACCGAAACCGAAATTGGAGTATCCTAAAATTTATGATCCGATTAATCCCTTCACAGATCACGGTTGACGCGGCGGCGGTAGAGGGCCTACCGTCGCGGTCAATCTCAGGCGTAGCAGTTACCTACGATGAAACAGCGACAGTGCTTGACGGCACAAAAGTACGATTTCTGCAAGGCGCGCTACCAGTTGACGGCCGCGACCCAAAAATTTTGGGCCAGCACGACAGCAACCAAATTTTAGGCAAAGTAGTTGACCGGGTAGATACGCCACAAGGCATGATGTTTACAGCCAAACTAAGTGCTACTCGACTGGCTGACGAATATATGACTTTAATGGTTGACGGTGTTATTGACGCTGTGTCGGTAGGTGTGAACCCTACAAAATTTAGTTATGACGATGACGGCACAATGGTCATTGAAGCTGCCGACTGGTCAGAATTGTCGCTAGTTAGCGAAGGCGCATTTAGTGGCGCGGTCATCACCGAGGTTGCAGCGAGTATCCCACAAACAGAACCCGAATTAGAGTTAAATAAAGTTATACCTACACAGGAGAAAATCATTATGTCAGAACAAATCGAGCAACCAGTCGCAGAAGCAGCCGCAAGCACAGTCGATAAATTGTGGGCGCAACCTGCACGCAAATTTAACTTGCCAACACCAGGCGAATATTTTGCAGCAATGCACATTGGCGGCGAAACATTCCGCAACGTCGCTGCAGCAACACAAGAATTTGTTAAAGCAAACCAGTCAGCGTTGCAAGCAGCCGCAGGCGACATCATCACAACTAACACACCGGGTCTTTTGCCTGTGCCGGTACTTGGCCCAGTGTTTCAAGACCTGAATTTTATTCGACCAGTTGTCGCAGCAGTCGGCGCGCGCGCAATGCCAAACGGTGGTGCAACAAAAACATTTGTGCGACCAACCATCACAACGCACACATCAGTAGCGGCGCAATCAAGTGAACTTGCTGCAGCGTCAGCAACCACAATGGTTATTGCCAGCAACACAGTCACAAAGACAACTTTGTCAGGTCAAGTAACTTTGTCGATACAGGACATCGACTTCACAGACCCGGCCAGTTTGAATATTATCCTCAATGACCTTGTCGGCGAATACTTAATCGCATCAGACAATGTTGCAGCCGATGCAATCGTTGCAGGCGCTACAGCGTCAGGTTCAACATGGACTGTTACCGCAGGCAACCCGACATCGTTGATTAGCGCAATTTACACTGCGGCCTACAATATTTTGTTAGACACAAACTTTTTGCCTGATCACATTTTTGTTGCACCGGGCGTGTGGCAAGCATTAGGCGCACAATTAGACGATGACAAGCGACCAGTGTTCCCGTATGTTGGCGCTGCAGGTCTCATGGGCGTAAATGCAATGGGGTCAGCAAATGTCACTGTTGCAAACACATTCAACCCATTTGGTTTGAACTTGGTTGCTGACCGCAACTTTGCTGCAGGCACAATGATTGTTGCGCGCGGCACAGCAATCGAGTTTTACGAGCAAATTCGTGGCCTGCTTAGTGTCGAATTGCCGTCAACTTTGGGTAGGAATTTCTCTTACACAGGGTATGTTGCAACGTTCATAGCTGACGCAACACAAGTACAGTCAATCGCAGTTGCTTAGTCGTAGGCGGCTTAACCGCTTATGGCAACCTATAAAACACAAACCAAGCAATTACAAGATAACTACGCCTGCATAAGCACGCTTGAAGCAACCGAAATTGCTTTAGGCGAGTCCGTTGCAGTGTCAGGTTTGGCAGCACCGTTTGCTGGCACATTTACTGTGCTCGCATTACCGCAATACAAATACATTGGTGTTGACGGCACAACTGGCGAACTGCTATTCGACGAAAATATTGCAGTGCCTAATCAAGTGCTGTATGCGTGCACTGGTAGCGATGTCGAGTTTGTGGTGGACTATTCCGGGACTGTTACCTACACGCAAACCTGCACATGGGTAACGGCCGCGCAAATTTTGACTTATCTTGGCATTGCAACAGCAACGGCTGACGATACAACATTTGTGACACAGTGCGCGAGCGCTGCTAACCAGTTTTGTTATCGCAGACGGCAAGAGGTTGGCTATTTTGATGCGCTTGCAACATCGCCTAGCGGTGATGTCACACTGGCAACGATCATGTACGGCGCGGCGCTGTACCGTCAGCGCGGTGGCATAAGCGACTTTGCATCATTTGATGGCATGTCTGCAGGCTCGACTAACGGGCTATCACCAATTGTTAAACAACTGTTAGGTGTCGACAGACCGCAGGTTGCATAATGGCAGCACAGGCGTACACCGATCTGTTCAACACGGCCATTAACACGCTGGCCACAAAACTAAACACGATTACAGGGCTTGTCTGTGTCACTGACCCACGCAACTTGCAGCCGCCATGTGTACTGCTAGACGCGCTCTCATTCACGGCATTCAATAACAACATTGTTGACCTGTCTATACCGGTCACAGTTATTAGTCTCGGGCCAAGCAACGCAGACGCATACCGCAACGCGCTCAATGTCGCAGCCAAAGTCTTAGCGGCCAATGTTGCGGTCACTGACGGCAGACCCACCACGCTTACTATCGGCGGTGTCGACTACCCTGCATTATCGTTAAACATACAAATGAAAGCATCAACGACATGAGCAAATACCGAGTAACCAGTGATCGACTCATATGGCCGCGTGGCACGATCGTCTATACAGCCGAGATGGAGCATTGCAATATTGATGTGCTGTTGGCTGGTGGTCACATATCCGCACACAAAGACTCAAAATCTGTTAAAACTATTACTGAACCAAAGGACTAAATTATGGCAACTAGCGTTTATCTCTCAAACCCTGTAGTGACAATTAACAGCGTGGCGCTTACCGATCAGTGCACAAGTGCAACTGTTAACTATGTTTACGAGCAACTTGAAACCACATCATTTGGCGACACGGCACGCAAATACGGTGGCGCTGCAGTGACATCGTTGCAAAACAACAGCATTGAGGTTGAGTTGTATCAAAGTTATGCAAGCGCCGAAACCGAGGCCACGATCTTTGGTTTGGTTGGCATCACAACTAATGTCGTTGTTGCGCCAGCGTCAGGCACTGCCACATCGACAAACCCGATTTACACACTTACTGGTTGCTACCTAGAGTCACACACACCAATAAATGCAAGTCTTGGCGAACTGTCAACAATTACATTGACGTTTGCTGGTGGCGTGCTTACTAAAGCAATTTCATGATCGCGCGGCACTGGCCGCTGAGAACTAAAAAACAAAAACAAACCGAGAGGGTACAGCCATGCAACTAACACTAAAAGTCACATTTGAGGACACCGCGCATACCGTCACAACAAACATGATGACGATTGTTATGTGGGAGCGCAAGTATAAGCGCAAAGCATCGCAAATGTCAGATGGTATCGGCATGGAGGATTTGGCTTACATGGCGTATGAAGCGTCAAAGTCTCAAGGCATTACTGTTCCATTGTTGCTTGATGACTACATCAAACTGATCAAAAGTCTTGAGGTGGTTGATACTAATGACCCAAAAGTCGACGCGGTTCATACCGCTATGGGTTAGCGCAGATACTTGTGGCTACCGGGTTTTGGCCGTCAGAGATCACATTTGAATTAGATGACATGAACACGGTTATAGAGATGATTAACAAAGATCGCAAGGCGCGCTAATGCCAGTATCAACAACCATTCAAGTAGTCGGTGTCAAAGACACAATAAACGCGCTACGCAAAATTGACCCACAGTTGCAAAAAGATTTTAAGGCACAAGCAACACAAATCGCAGAGCCAGCAATTAGCGCTGGCAGGGCTGTTTATACACAAGTGCCATTGTCAGGCATGGCATACAACTGGACTAGCAACGGCCGCAAAGTATTTCCGTTTACAGTCAGCAAAGCGGTCAAAGGTGTACGCATGAGATTTGACACTAGGCGCAACGCGGTAGGCGTGATTTTGATTGAGCAAAAAGACCCGGCTGCAGCGATTTTTGAAACTGCAGGTCGCGCTAACGCAAACAAACTGAGCGCAAACTTAGAACCAGTGACGGCTGGTCGCACTCGACTTATCGGGCCAGCGGTATACCGGGCGCGCAAAAAGATTGAACGCGAAATGCAGTCAATGATCTTGGACACCATTCGAGAAGTACAAAAGGACATCTAGTCATGGCGCTATCTATTCCGATTATTAGCGAGTTCAGCGATAAAGGCATTAAAAAAGCAATCGCAGAATTTAAGCAACTAGAGGGCGCTGGCGCTAAATCGGCGTTCGCACTTAAAAAGGCAATGGTCCCGGCGGTAGCAGTCATTGGCACTTTGACCGCTGGTTTAGGTATGGCGACCGCTGCAGCGGTAGATGACCAAAAAGCGCAAGACCTGTTAGCGCAACAGTTACGTACTAGCGCAATGGCAACCGATGAAGCGATTGCCAGCAACGAGGAATTTATATCGGGTATGTCGCGCGCGTTTGCGGTCGCTGATGATGAACTACGGCCAGCAATGGCAAATTTAGTGCGTTCGACTGGCTCGGTAGAAACTGCACAATCGTTAATGAACACGGCGCTAGACATTGCGGCCGCTACTGGCAAAGATTTAGAGACAGTCACATTGGCGTTAGGCAAAGCAGCCAACGGTCAGACAGCGGCGCTAACAAAACTAGACCCATCGCTGAAAGGCGTAATCGACAGCAGTAGCAGTCTTGACGACATTACACAGGCGTTAGCGGTGTCGTTTGGTGGTGCGGCCACAGTGTCGGCAGAGTCATTTGACGGCCGTATGCGTGGCATGAAAATAGCGTTAGATGAGACTAAAGAGTCAATCGGCGCTGCACTGCTACCAGTGTTAGAAAAATTGTTGCAGATCATGAAACCTGTCGCAGATTTCGCGCAAGAAAATACGACTGTGTTTTTAATTCTTGCCGGTGTTATTGGCGGTGTTGCTACAGCGGTGATTGCAGCCAATGTGGCTATGAAAATTTATCAGGCAACACTTGTGCTAACTAAACTTGCAACGATTGCGCTAAATGTTGCGACCAGTGCTAACCCATTTGTGATCGTGGCGGCCGCAGTCGTGGCGCTTACTGCAGCAATGGTTTATTTAGAAATCAAATTCTCGCTGATGTCTAAAGCATTTGACAAATTCGGTAATGCGATCATGGTTGTTACAGGGCCGTTAGGTGTACTGATTGGCAGTTTGCGTAAACTTGTCGAGTTAAAAGACGCGATCGGGTCGTTTGATATTGGCGGTATAAACATTCCGGGCTTTGCTGACGGTGGCATTGTGACGCGACCGACACTGGCAATGGTTGGCGAAAAAGGCCCTGAGGCAATTATTCCGTTGTCTCAAATGGGTGGTATGGGTGGCGGCGTAACAGTCAATGTGACTGGCGGTTTGTCGACTAGCGCCGAAATTGGTCAAGCAGTTGTTAACGCAATACGCGCGTACAACAGGTCTGCAGGCCCGGCACAAATACAGGTTGCGTAATGGCTGGCACAGCAGTTGTTGGCGCTGGTAATTACAGCCTAGAAATTGACACAGGATTTATACAAGACGCATTTCTACTTGATGACCCGGTGGCTGGTGTCTTAAACAATTTGCAATATGTGCTTAACGGTACAACAGCATTTGCTGATGTAACTACTGGCATTGACTCAATCAGTGTTAAGCGCGGTCGGCGCGATCAAGGCGATCAGTTCAGCGCTGGCACAATGGTTTTTAACATGCTTGACACCACAGGCATATTTAACCCATTTGACCAGCAGTCACCATATTTTGACCCTGCTACAGCGCAACCCGGCTTAGCGCCGATGCGTAAAGTACGACTAGCGCGCTACTCAAGCACCAATGTTAAACAATATTTGTTTGTTGGCTACATCGTTAATTTTGACTACAACTTTGCGTTAGGCGGCATTGACACGGTGACGGTGTATTGCGCTGATGATTTCTATTTGCTGGCACAAACATTTCTAGAGGAATTTAACGTCAGCGAGCAGTTGAGCAGCGCTCGACTAACAGCGGTACTTGATTTGCCTGAAGTTGATTTCCCTATCGGTCAACGCAACATTGCTACAGGCACACAAACACTTGGCGGCGCGGCCGCGTTTACTGTTGACGCCGGCACAAACACACTTGAATACTGCAACCAAATTAACTTGGCTGAACAGGGTCGCCTGTATATGGCACGCAATGGCGATCTGACATTCGAGCCACGCATCGGCAACACACTTAGCGCGCCTGCAGCATCATTTCACGATGACGGCACAGCAATCGTCTATGACGGTGTAGGCATCACATTTGAAGCAGATCAAGTAGTCAATCGCGCGGCCGTACAAATCTTAGGCAACAACACACTAGAGGTCGCTGACGATGCAGCCAGTCAAGCCAAATATTTTATACAAACAACCAGCATCACCGGGTCACTGCTACACAACGACACCGCAGCACAAGCCCTAGCAACCTATTTGCTGAACCCTGAACCCGAGGCACGGTACACATCGCTAACTACAAACCTAAACAAACTGACAAACGCGCAACGCGACACAGTGGCAATCATTGACATAGGCGACACGATCAGCATAGAAAAGACATTTGCCAGCGGTGCAGGTACAACACAACTGGCACAAGAATTAGCAATAGAGGGTGTCGAGCACAGCATCACGGTAGACAGCGGTCATCGGGTGCAGTATTTTACAAGCCCGACAACGCTGGTGTTTGAGTTAATACTAAATGATGCTATTTACGGCATCATAGACAGCACAAACGTTCTAGGGTAATCTAAGGAGGATTATGGCAACACGACAAGATTTTACTAGCGGTCAGGTTTTAACTGCAGCCGAGTTAGACGCGGTGGCTACAGCGATGATCGCGATTAACGCTCAGACCGGGACGACTTACTCCGTAGTTTTAAGCGACGACGGGAAACTTATCACTTGCGATAACGCGTCGAGTATTTCGCTAACTATCGTCCCGAATAGTAGCGTCGCGTTCGGTATCGGTACACAAATAAACATAATGCAACTCGGCGCCGGTACGGTAACAATTACCGCAGGTGCAGGCGTGACGCTTCAAAGCGATGGCAGCAAACTTAAAACTAACGCACAATATGCTGTGGCTACTTGTGCCAAGATTGCTACTGATACTTGGGTAGTTGTCGGCAATCTTAAGGCGTAAGCGGTGCAGATACTTAGCGCACCACACGGAGCATTGCCACCGCCAACAGTTGTTGATTTTTTAGTTGTTGCTGGCGGTGCGTCAGGTTCAGGCGGTAATACTCGAATGGGTGGTGGCGGTGCTGGTGGATATCGAAGCACAGGCAGCGAAGGTTCAGGCGGTGGCGGTGCGGCGTTATCGCAAAAATCAATTACTGTAGGCGTGTCGTACACAATTACTGTGGGCGCTGGTGGTGCAGGTGTCGGTACAAATTCTGTCAGTGCTCAGGGTCTCGATGGTAGCAATTCTGTTTTTGACACTATTACTTCAACTGGTGGCGGTGGTGGTGGCCAAAATTCAACGGCTGGAAACTCGGGCGGTAGCGGTGGTGGTGGCGGTCATACTGGCGGTGCTGGCGGTGCAGGAACAGCCAATCAAGGTTTCGCTGGTGGCAATGCACAAAACAACACATCGGGCGGCGGTGGCGGCGCTGGTTCTGTAGGAACTTCTCCACCAACTACTGATGCGGCATCACCCGGTGGTTTGGGTTTAACATTTCAATTTGACTCAATAGCGCGTGCTGGTGGTGGTGGCGGATCAGGGCCGCTGTCTGGCAGTGGTAGTTCCGGTGGCGGTAACGGTGCAAGCAATAACAATCAAACACCGCCAACCGCAGGTGCTGCTAATACTGGTGGTGGTGGTGGTGCAGGTAATAATTATGGTGGTGACGGAAACCCATCGGGTGCTGGTGGGTCGGGCGTAGTTGTAATTGCTTATCCAACAACATTTGGATTGGCAGCGGCAACAACAGGTTCACCAACAATAACCACTGTTGGTTCAAATCGTATTTACACATTTACTGCTAGTGGAAGCATTACTTTTTGATGGCACACTTTGCAGAAATTCTTAATGGTGTTGTGCAGCGTGTAATTGTTGTGCATGATAACGATGAAGCGAACGGCGCACAATTCTGTCACAATCTACTTGGCGGTGTGTGGGTGCAAACAAGTTACAACAACCGAATACGCAAACAATTTGCAGGTATTGGCTACACATACGACAGCAACGCAGACGTGTTCATTGCACCACAGCCATACGCATCGTGGACATTAGACAGCAACTATGACTGGCAAGCGCCAACACCAAAACCTGACGGCGACTACTATTGGAACGAGGACGCGCAAACATGGGAGTTAAAATATGAGCAATAAACAAATTGCAGATCAAACATTTAAAGGCGGCATACAAGGTGTCATCTGTTACTTTTTGTGGAAATCAAAACTAGACCGCGAACTTATATTTATGCTGATGCCAATTTCATCGACAATTATGGCGTGGCTATCAACCAAAATTGGTGACCCTGATTTGGCTTGTCTGTTTATTACTGACGAACAAAAGAAGCGCAAAAAATAAAACCGTACACAGTTAACGCAGCGCCAGTAGTCAAACGGCCATTAACAGGCATGGACGTATGGATTACACGCGCAGTCAGACATTCGGACAAATCGCTATGGAATAACGGCTCATGGGTTGTGCGCGATGTACGAGGCAAACCCGGCACGATTTCTAACCATGCAAAAGGCGTAGCAGTTGACTTGTCGTATCGCTGGCAATCAGAAAAAAACCGAGGCAGACAAAACGGCCGCAAAGTATCGCTCGCATACATGATCAAACTGTTAGAAAACGCAGACACGCTCGGCATACAACTAGTCATTGACTACGCGCTAAACCGATCTTGGAAATGTGACCGAGGCACATGGATAGGTGGCAAATTTGAAAGCGGTGACTGGTGGCATGTCGAGGTAGACCCGGTGATGTGTAACAGTTCTGAGCTGGCTAAACAGGCGTGGGATAAGGTGTTTGGCGTAATACCTGCGGTAATCAAAAATCCCGTGTAAGGTAGTTCTCGACCGAGAAAGTCGAGGCAACTATGCCATTTATCATCAAAACAATTATCGCATTTGCGTTATCAGCAATCGGACTTGGTGTTTACCATGTGCCACAACCACGACCCGACATGGCCTCTACAGCGCCTACAAGCGCGCCATACGAGGCTTTAGGCGGCTTTGGCCAGTACATAGCCGACACTTACCGATATGTGCCACCAGTGACCACCACGCTTGCGCCTGAGCCTGTGTATAAACATGGGGATTGCTCTTGGCTACCGAAAGTGGCATTGCAGGCAGGTTGGCAAGTTGACCAGTTAAAACAATTACGGCAGATCGCACTTCGAGAGTCGGGTTGCTGTCCTAATCGCGCTGGCGGTGACCGGGTAGACCAAAATTGCAATGTCACTGGCGTTGCTGAATGGTCTCACAGATCAGATAGCGGCTTGATGCAAATTAACGGTGTGCATTGGCTACCTACACATGCACAGTATGACGGCTTGATTTGTAAACAGATGCAAATTTGCACACAAGAACCATTGCTAGACGCGCTAACAAATCTTAAAGCGGCACGCCTACTGTACGACCGCGCTGGCTGGTCGCCCTGGTCGATATGCCACCGGGACAACACATGCAAATAGATCGCCAGTTACAAGATTTGTGCTGGTTAATTATTGGCGGTCTATTAACTGTGCGACTACTGTCCGCTATATTCCTAAACACTTAAACGAAAGGTAAAACAAAAATGACCGAGAATGAATACAACGAAACATTTGATATGCGAATGGAACGAGAACACCAAGAGACATTGGCTCGAATGCGCGAGTTTCAAATCATTGGCGAACAGATCAGCAAGATGCCAGTGACAAGTACACGCACATTAGAAATTGAGGTGCGCTACCTTATGGGAATTATTAGCGAGTTAGAAGCACAGGTTAAAAATCTTGAGTCTGAGACACGCAGGCTAGAACAGTTGGTGCACCGTGTCACTAACTGACCAGCCGACAATTTTTGACGCAATACGCGAACGCGACCAAGCCATTGCAAGCATTGACGCAAACACGGTAGACACATTTAAGCAATGCGCGCGTCAAGCAATACTTAATGTGGGTCGAATGCGGCCACACTTCACCAGCGATCATGTATGGGATTGGCTACAAACACATGACAGCGTGCAAGCCCACGACAATCGCGCGCTAGGTGCAGTGATGTCAAAATTACACAAAGACAAACTGATTAAACCGACTGGCGATTATGTACCGTCAAAACGCAGACACATGTCACCGATCAGAGTGTGGGCGCTTGTATGAGGCGCGGCTACGACCCGGACTATGGCAGCCGCCAACAGTTAAAAGATTGCCATGAGTCAGGCATGAAACTACGGCGCGAGGTAGACGCACTTAAAGCCGAAATCGTAGAACTAAAAGCACTAATCAAATACATAACCGAGGGCGAATGACTAAGCAATTTAACGAAGCGCAAGCAACACTCGAATACTTGACAAGCCAACTTATATTGGCGCGTCAAACAAACGAACTACTAATTGAAAACAATCGCAGGCTAGAAAACATGCTTATCAAAGCGGTCAAAGAATTACAGCAAGGCAAACGCGTACTAGACGAAATGGCACACCAAGTAGGCGAGTTATCAACAATCTCGCTAAAGCGATTAACAAACCAATGAACGCATTTAACTTAGGCGACTATGTAGACGTACCGACTCGACTGGCTGAAGCGTTAAAGCGCTGGCCAAATTTACGGATACAAGAAACACGGCCAGTAATCGTCACAGTAGACAATCAGGCCTATGTAGAGATCAGTTGCACAGTTTGGCGCGATGACACAGACCCACTACCCACAACAGCGTATTGCTGGGAGCCAATACCGGGTCGCACACCGTACACAAAAGGCAGCGAAATGATGAACGCCAGCACCAGTTGTCTAGGTCGCGCACTTGGGTTTCTAGGCATGGGTATAGGCAAAAGCATTGCATCACGTAACGAGGTACAGGCACGCCAGCCAGCGGTAGTTGCAGACGTGACACCAATTCGAGACGATCTAGAACAGCCATTTGGTGACACAACAGACATTAAACAGTATGCGTCACCTAAGCAGCGTGGCATGATACGCGCCAAAGCGTTTGAGAAAAAGATTGGCACAACACAACTAATGCCATACATAAACAACTTGCTAGGCACGAAGCACACAAGCATTGAGGCGTTAGACAAGCGCGAAGCATCACAGGTGATTGACTCATTTCAGGATTGACATACCGTTGACATACCGATAACTATTACTGGCAGGGCTTGCATCAGTGCAATGATGTGTGCAATAAGAACACTCGGCAAACGAGGGTAGATGATCTATGTGGTGACACAAGGTCAGGCAACAGGTTAAAGATATGGGTGCGCTACGAGGCAAAAGCGCGGGGGGCTATCGCATTAGGTTTAATCACAGCACGACTAACATTGAAAACAAAAACAAACCGAGAGGCTAAACAATGTTAAACAACATCACTAATCACAAACCGAGGACAAGCGCGATAGCGCGCGTCAGTGCATTATGAGCCAACACCACAAACACCCGGAGTACCTAAAAAACAGGGGTGGGATACTTCGAGAACAACCAATATGTACGGTGTGCAACAAAGCACCGAGCACACAAGTAGACCACATCACACCAATAGACGCAGGCGGCGGACACGACCCAAGCAACCTACGCGGCGTATGTGCACCATGCAACAACAGACTCGCACACCAGTACGTAACACAACGCAACAAACACAGACAAACCATACGTGCCGATGCATTACGCGATCACGGAATAGAAATACAAACAAAAACAAAATCGGTTT